ACAACGACACCGAAGGCTCTCTGACTGCATACAATGCAGGCGGCAAGGGCTACGTTGATGCGGGTTCTTCCGCTGCCAACATGGGCACCCGTGAGGCGCGTGAATACTCGACAAAGTTGAGCAAAGACTACAAGGACATCTTCGGATCGCCCCTGCCTGACAATCTCGGCACTTTGACGTCACCACGACCACGTAGAAGGCCAAGGGGGCTATTGGACTGATGCTTTTAGAGCGCTACATCCCGCCAAACCTGCGCGGACCTCTTCGCGACGCCGGCAACATCGGCTACTCGATATTGGACAACGTGATCGGCATCGAGGACGGATACCGCAGCGCCGGCGAGCGTTTTAAGGACGAATTATTCGAGAACCCTAAAGGCGTTGCCAAGCAGATTGGCTCCGGCATGCTTGAGGGCGCAAAGGGCTTACTTTCCGACCCAATCGGCACCGCAAAGGGTGTTATAACGGATGTAGCACAGTCAACAGGCCGCGCAGCCAAAGGTGCTGCGGGATACCTGCCAGAAGGCGTTGAGCTGAAGAGCGCGACAATGGAGCAAATCCGTGCCGCAAATGACGCCTACACCGGCGACCTAGTTGCGATGACTGGCGTGATACCGGCTGCTGGCGTCGGTCGCGCCGCTGTCCGTGCTGCGGGCAACGTAGATGTTGGCGCTCGTACGGCGGATGCAATCGGCCTTGGCCGCTCAATCGCATCTGGCGACCTTGAAGGCATCGGCGAAGTTTTCCAGCGTAGCGGCGAGGCTCGCGGATTGAGCGCTGATATTCCGCGAAAACCGGTTCGAGGTTACGACCCGAAAGAGATTTCACGCCTTGAGGCTAACATTGGCCTGCGTGATGAGCGTGGGCGTGCCAAACCGGACGCACTTAAAGCGCTTGCATCGCAATTTGACGCTGCCGGCAACCGGATCAGCAACATCAAGCCTGATAAGAAAACCGGCCTGACATACAACCACCCAGCATCTAACGTGCGTATGAACACGCCTGTTGAAGATCAAGTTGTAGACAGTCGTGTTCGTGGCTTTGCCAACCCTCGCAAAGAGACCACCATCAAGCTGGGCGATGGGCTTGTTGCGGCGTTCGGGGACCGTGTTGTCGCGGATCGCGACATATTAGGGTATGCTGGTCAGGAATTAAGAAAACCGCAAAGTTTGTTCGGCGGCTCTGGATTTATACGTGATAAACTTAACGAAGAGATATGGGCATCCGATGAAGGCGTGACCAGCCCATTGCTTGCCTCTCTCAACAGGGCATCGCAAGATGGCCTCAACCCGCGAATGATTTACACTTCTATGGGTGCGCAATCTTCAGACTTTGCCACTAATGAACTTGCCAGAGAATACATCCGCGACCTTGATGTCGATCCTGAAATGCGTCAGCTTCTGGCGGATAGGTTGCGAGCATCTAAAGACTTTACCGATAAAGACTTTCCGTTCGATGATCTAATTTCTGGTGGCACCTCGCGCCGGAACTGGCAAGGTCTCTTGGATGGTGTTGACGATTATATCGGAAATATGAACGGATCAAATCGCCGCGCCATCTGGCAGGCTATGGATAACGCAAAATTCCGCGATGCGGGTTTATCTATTGGCGAGATGCGTTTGGCGCAGACTGATCCTGATCTGTTGTACGCCAATCCTTTTGACACGGGGCTGAACTTGGGTAGCCCGAACCTTAACCAAGGAATATCTCCTACTGCAATGCATCCTATTTACCCAACATCTATTGCGGGCAAGTATGATGGCAGTTTGCCGGTGCAGGTTCCGGCAGCTCTTACATTCCCTGAGTTTTTTAACATGCGTCGCGGTTTGCTTGATGGTGTTAAGCCAAGCGCAGCAGCATCAGACCAGAGATCATTCTTGATGTCTCACGGAAACATCGTATCAGAAGCGGATCGGCAGATGGTTGATGAAATTGACGAATTTACAGAATACTGGCGCGCCTTCAATGAGTAGACCGACAAAGGAACTGAACTAATGGACTATGAAATTAACCAGATGGTGTCGGCTCTCGAAGAAGAGCTAAACCCAGACGTGATGAAGGACGACGAGCTGCAAGGCATCGTCGGCAAAGAGATAGACGACGCAATCGACTACATTGACAACTGGATTAGCCCGATGCGCGCAACGGCGACGCAATATTATCGCGGCGATCCATTTGGAAATGAGGAAGAGGGCCGCAGCCAAGTCGTCTCAATGGACGTACGTGATACCGTACAGGCGATTATGCCGTCCTTGATGCGTATCTTCCACGGCACAGACCGCACTGTTGAGTTTGTCCCGCAGGGTCCAGAGGACGTTGCGAGCGCTAAGCAAGCCACCGACTACGCCAACTTTATCATAAACCGCGACAACGACGGCTTCCTCGAAATGCACAGCGCGTTTATGGATGCCCTAGTGCGCAAGGTTGGCATCATCAAAGTTTACTGGGATGACCAGACTAAGTTTGAGACGTACGACATGAGCGGCCTTGATGACGCGTCTCTGAACGCTCTGATGTCTGACCCAGATGTCGAAATCGAAATCACGGCGTCCACGCCTGTCGGCGAGCCTATGATGGACGAAATGACCGGCATGATTATGGAACCGCCTATGGAGCATTCCGTTCGCGCCACATACACGCACCCAGACGGTCGCGTGAAGGTTGAGGCTGTCCCGCCGGAAGAGTTTCTGATTTCACGCGAGGCTAAGTCGGTCGAGCAGGCTGACTACGTTGCGCACCGCCGCATTGTCACCGTCTCAGAGCTTGTCGCGATGGGGTATGACTACGACGAAGTGTCGAAACTAGGCTCTGCGCACGAAGACATGTCAACCAACGTCGAGCGCTACACGCGCAACAAGGCGCTGTCCAACGAGATGAATGAGCGCAACGATCCTGCGATGAAGAAGGTTCTCTACGTCGAGAACTACATCAAAGTAGATTATGATGGCGACGGCATCGCTGAACTGCGCAAAATTTGCACAGCAGGCGACGGCAACAAAATTCTGATGAATGAGCCATGCACGATGGCACCGTTCGCCACAATGTGCCCCGATCCAGAGGCGCATGACTTCTTTGGACATTCCGTCGCTGAGACCGTGATGGATATTCAGCGCATCAAGTCATCCATCATGCGTAACACGCTTGACAGCTTGGCGATGTCCATCCACCCACGCATTGCTGTGACCGAGGGAATGGTCAACATGGATGACGTTCTTTCCACAGAGGTTGGCGCGATCATCCGCCAGCGTTCTGCCGGTCAGGTGCAGCCACTGTCTATGCCGTTTGTCGGTCGTGAGGCGTTTCCGGTCCTGCAATACATGGATCAGGTTAAAGAGGCCCGCACAGGCATCTCAAAGGCGTCTGCTGGGCTTGATGCTAACGCCTTGCAGTCATCCACGGCGACAGCCGTTGCTGCCACTGTAAGCGCAGCACAGCAGCACATTGAGCTGATCGCCCGCATCTTTGCTGAGACCGGCGTCAAGCGCATGTATCAACTTGTGCTACACTTAATTACGACGCACCAAGATCGCGAGCGCATGGTCCGATTGAGTAACGAATTTGTGCCAATCGACCCACGCGCATTCAACTCAAACATGGACGTCACTATCAACGTGGCTCTGGGCCGAGGTTCCGACACTGAGCGCATGATGATGCTCCGCCAGATCGGCGAGATGCAGAAGGAAGCGATGGCGACGATGGGTCCACAGAACCCGCTGACCGACATCAACAAGTTGTCCAATACGCTGAAGGCAATGACAGAACTTGCAGGTTTCAAGGATACCTCGCAATTCTGGGCAGACCCAGCGCAATTCCAGCCGCCGCCAGCGCAAGATAAACCTGACATCAATGAGCAGTTGATACAGGTGCAAATCCAGCAGATACAGGCGGACATGCAGAAGAAGGCTGCCGAGTTGCAGCTTGGGCGTGAAAAGATGATAATGGACGATGATCGCAAGCGCGACGAACTTGAAGCGGAGCTATACGTCAAGGCCGAAGAAATGCAGGCCAAGTATGGCACGCAGCTCAACGTGGCTAAGATCAAGTCGGACATGGCGATCAACCGCGAAGTCATGAAGGCGCAAGCTGACATAATTAAGGATGCTACGCGTGAAATCTAAGCAGCAAATAATTGACGACGGGAACGAGGCTTCCCGTCTTCTACGTGACACTGATCTCATACGCTTTCTGGGTGAGATCGAACAGGATTGCTGGGAGGAATTTAAGACAACCTCGGCCAGCGATAGTGAGGCCCGCGAGGGCATTTACATGAAACTGCGCGGCGTTCAGGCGGTAGGCCAGAAGCTGCGTGCAATGCAGGATAATGCAGCTATTGAAAAAAAGTCAAAATAGCGCATAATAGGGAGTAGACGCATGTCAGACACCAGCAACCCACTAGGGACTGATCTGAACACCGCACAGAATGCAATCAGAGCCATGATCTCGCCTCAAGAGGATAACGTGACAGAGCCTGATGCGCTTGAGGTTGAACCCGTAGAGCAATCTATGGATGAAGCCGAAATGCCGGAAGAGTATTCAGAAGAGCAATCTGACGAATATGATGAAGGCGAACTCGAAGCAGAGGACGAAGCTGAAGAGTTTGACGACGCATCCTTTGACCTTATGTCGGCAACTGTCGATATAGACGGCGAAGAGATTACCGTTGAAGAGCTAAAAAGCGGACAACTTAGGCATAGAGATTATACTCGTAAAACTCAGGCGCTTGCAGATCGCACCCGTGAGGTCGAAACGCAAGCAGAAGAGATTGATCGAGAGCGTGCCCAATACGCTCAGATGCTGCCAGCACTACAGCAGCGGATAGAGCAATCGGTCGAACAGGAGCCAGACTGGGACACTCTGTATGATGCAGACCCTACGATGGCAGCGAAGGCAGAACGTCAGTGGCGTAAGCAGAACGAAGAGCGCAATGCTCAACTGCAAGCGGTACACGCTGAACAGCAGCGGATGCAACAGCTACACCAGCAAAAGGTGAAGCACATGCAGATGCAATTTGTTGAACAGCAGCGTGAGGTCTTGCCTGAAATGATCCCAGAGTGGCGTGACAAAAAAGTCGCCACAAAAGAAGCAGGCGATCTAAAAGATTTCTTGGTTCGGGAAGGTTTCAGTGAGCAAGATATTAGCGGCTTGACCAATGCAACGCTTGTGAAACTAGCGCGTAAGGCAATGCTATATGATCGCGGACAAACGCGTGCGAAGACGGCAAAACAGAAGCCGAAACAGCAAGCGTCCAAGACATTGAAGAGCGGAAGCCGAGCGACACAGCCGAGACCCAAGGGCGAGCAACAACAAGCGCTACAGCGCGTACGTCAAAGTGGCCGTGTCAATGATGCTGCGGCTGCAATCAAATCTCTACTTTAGGAGGCCATCATGGCTATCGTAGCAAATACATTCACCTCTTTTTCAGCCCAAGGCATAAAAGAGAGCCTGAGTGACATCATCTCAAACGTCTCACCAGAAGAAGTGCCCTTGCAGTCAAACATCGGCTCTGAAAACGTGTCCAACACGTATTTTGAGTGGCAGACAGACACGCTTGCAGCAACTTCCACAACCGCTGTAATCGACGGCGACGATGTATCATCATTTGATGCAACATCTGCCACCAGTCGCGTAGGCAACTATACCCACATCCTTCGCAGAACAACCATTGTAGCTGGCAACATGTCTGCACAAGACTTGGCAGGCCGTAACGACGAACTCAGCTTCCAGCTTGCAAAGCGTGGCAAGGAGCTACGCCGTGACATTGAAGCCACGTTGACAGATAACAATGCTCAAGTTGCTGGCAACTCTTCAACTGCACGCGAAACTGCGGGCTTAGGTGCATGGATCGCAACCAACGACAACTTCTCCACTGGCGGCGGTACAGACGGCGTTTCCCCAACTGGAGATGGCTCCGACGGACGTACAGATGGCACGCAGCGCGCTTTGACAGAAGCAATGGTGAAGAACGCCATGCAACTGGCATACACAGCGGGCGGTCAGCCAAGCGTATTGATGGTCGGTCCACACAACAAAACTGTTGTATCCGGCTTCGCAGGTATTGCGGCTCAGCGTTACCAAGCACCTTCCGATGGCCCAACAACCATTATCGGCGCTGCTGACGTCTATCTATCTGATTTTGGTACACTTTCTGTGACACCAAACCGCTTTATGCGTGAGCGTGACGCGTTCTTGCTTGACCCTGAGTATGCATCTGTATGCTTCCTGCGTCCGATCCAGCAGATCGAACTTTCACGCACAGGCGATGCTGAGAAATCAATGGTTCTGGCTGAATTTGGACTGAAGGTCTTGAACGAGCAGGCACACGCTGGTGTGTTCGACTTGACTACATCATAAGTTATGATGGGGCGGCTTCGGTCGCCCCGATCACTTTAGGAGGGTAACTGTGAAGAGAATTTTCAGCCAAGACGACGCCACCGGCATTACGAAATACTGGCACGTCACAGGCAATGGTGAATACGTTGTTGAGACACAGCAGAATGTCTCCGCTATCGTTCAGGCGAACAAGCGTCAGTACAACGACACACCGAACAAACATGGCGATCTTAATAAGGTGGCCACGATCCCACTTTCAGTGTACTATGAGCTGAAGCGCAAAGGTATAGCTGACGATCCAAAAGCCTTGAAAAAGTGGATGAACGACGGCGACAACCAAGTATTCAGAACAAGGGCGGGCACGCTGTGAGCATAACAACATATGATGGCTTAAAGACAAGCATCGCCAACTGGCTAAATCGAGATGACCTTGTGGCTGTAATCCCGACGTTTGTCTCTTTGGCTGAAGCACATATTTCTCGTGAATTGCGTCACTGGAAGCAGGAAAAGCGCGTCACAACATCACTCGATGAGCGCTACGAAAACCTGCCCAACGACTGGCTCGAAATAAAGTTGATAACACTGACCTCTGGAAAGATGCTGAAAACGATTTCAGCAGGCGACATGTCCGAGCGGCGTGCGCAAAGCAATGCCGCAGGAGAGCCTAAGTTTGTGCGGTTATCCGCAGACCAGATTGAAATTTATCCCACTCCAAACGCGCCAACAGATGTAAACCTTTTATACTATGCGCGCGTGCCGTCACTTAGCGACGCCTCGCCAACGAACTGGCTATTAAGCGACGCGCCTGACATTTTGTTGTATGGCTCCCTAATTCACTCGGCCCCATACTTGGCGGACGACGCACGCACGCAAGTCTGGGCTTCGCTTTACCAGAATGGCTTGGATAAGTTAAACGCAGAAAACGCCAAGGGGCAGCAACATGCCGGACCTCTTAACATGGGAGTACCGCGCCAATGACGACTACACAATGGACTCAGTCTGCGGGCATGACGAGCGCAACTGAAGTTGACAACATAACAGAATTTGCTGAGCAGTCAGCGGCCAACGCCGCTGCCGCGCTGGCTTCTAAAGTTGCCGCTGAAGCCTCAAAGGTATCTGCGGCGGCATCCGCCGTCCAGTCATCCTCATTGGCCTCTAATGCGGCCACTAGCGCCTCTGCGTCTGACGCGAGCAAGACCTCTGCCGAAACTGCGGAGACTAATGCTGAGACGGCTGAGACCAACGCGGAGACGGCAGAAACAAACGCGTCAGCGTCCGCTACTACAGCAACTAATCAAGCCGTAATCTCGACTACTAAAGCCGGCGAAGCTGCCACAAGTGCCACTACGGCCACAACTAAGGCGTCTGAGGCTTCTACATCAGCGGCCACAGCCGCTACCCAAGCTGGCATCTCAACAACTAAAGCTGGCGAGAGTGCTGCAAGTGCTGCGGCTGCTCTAGCTTCCAAAAATGCAGCGGCAACCTCAGAGACTAACGCAGCCACTTCAGCTTCTACAGCAACTACTCAGGCCAGCACAGCAACCACACAGGCTGGCATATCGACAACTAAAGCTGGCGAAGCGTCTGCATCTGAGACGGCTGCGGCTGGCTCTGCGTCTACTGCAAGCACACAGGCGGGCATAGCGACAACTAAAGCTGCTGAAGCTGCTTCCGATGCTGCCGCTGCTGGCACCAGTGAGACCAACGCTGCTGCAAGTGCTGCTGCATCTGCTGGTTCTGCCACAGCTTCAGCTAACTCTGCGGCGTCTGCTGCTGCTGCTTTAGATAACTTTGATGATCGTTACTTAGGTCCGAAGTCTTCGGAGCCGACTACTGATAACGACGGTAATGCTTTGATTTCTGGGTCGCTCTATTTCTCAACGGCCCAAAATGCTATGCAAGTTTTTGATGGGGCCAACTGGATTGCTGCTTCAGCGGCTGGTGTGGCTTCAATGATCTTATACGAGTACACAGCTACATCTGGTCAGACTACGTTCACAGGTGCTGATGATAACAGTAACTCTATTTCATTCATTGCAGGTAACGAGATAGTCGTACTAAACGGTGTCATCCTTGATCCATCAGATTACAACTCGTCATCAGGTACTAGCATTGTCTTAGCCTCTGGGGCAGCGACAGGTGACTTGTTGAACGTGTATGCGTTTAAGTCGTTTACTGTAGCTGACACTGTGAGTGCGTCTGCTGGTGGTACGTTCGCTGGTAATGTCACTGTCACTGGCAGCTTCACTAGCCAAGGCATCGACGACAACGCTAATGCCACGGCTATTACTATTGATAGCTCAGAGAATGTTGGGATTGGGACATCTACATCTTTGTCTGATATTTTGACTGTTGATGACACAAATCCAAAAATTAGCATTCGTGATGCAGGAACAGAAAGAGCTTTCCTCGAAGTAGATTCGTCTAACAATTTTGTACTAAATAATAAATCAACGTCTTCAATGATATTTGAGACTAGTGACTCAGAACGTATGCGCATCGGATCATCGGGCAACGTCTTAGCAAATACCACAAGCAATTCTGTTGTTGGGAATGGTGGCTTTGCCATAAAACCACAGACAGGCAATGGCACAAGAGTAGACATCTCTAACGCTGGAGAGGCAATGCTACTTGATGGGGCGGCTTCAGGCCCTATTATAGGTTTCTATGGTAATGGCACATCTGTGGGGAGTATCGGGAGTGGTTCAGGTGTTATGGCTATTGCTGGCCCAACTGGGAATGGCCTGTCTTTCACAAACAACGGAGTTTTACCTGCTACATCCATCGCAGGGGCAAAAGACGCATCAACTGACTTAGGTGTTTCTTATAGCCGATTCAAAGACCTCTACCTATCAGGCGGTGTCTACCTTGGCGGCACTGGGTCGGCTAATAAATTGACGGATTATGAATTTGGAAATTGGACTCCTGTGTTAAGAGGTAGCTCAGGAACTCCTAGCGGTCAAGTTTACAGCAATCAACTTGGTACCTACACAAAGATTGGACGTAGCGTTCACGTACAAGCATACGTTTCTGTAACTAATATGGGGTCAGGAGCGGGTGGAACATATGGGATACTTACAGGTTTACCATTTAATGTAGCAAGTGGTCCGCAGTATTACGCATCAGCTAGTTTTCCATATGTAGGCGCTCTTGGTCAAAATGTAAATAGTTTACATGGCTATGGACAGCACAGCTCTGATTTTGTGTATGTAATGTATCAAAATGGACCGTCAATAGCATCTTCATATCTTTCCCCTGCTGGATGGGGAAGCACACCTACTATAATGTTTGGGATGACATACTTTACAGACGCATAACCCCACACCAAGGGGTCGGACAGGTGGCAACAACGCCACGATAAAATAGGAGGCCTATCATGGCACTAACAGAAACAACCATAGACGATAAGATCGAAATCGTTTCAGACTTTAAATTCGTACAGGTTCGCTCCGCCAGAGTTATCTACGACAACGGTACAGAGATTAGCCGCTCGTTCTCACGCCGTGTCATTGCACCAGATGCAGACATCACAGGCGAAAGCACTGAGCTACAGGCGATCTGCACAGCAGTACACACACAGGCTGTCAAAGACGCCTACGCAGCGCACCTAGCCGCACAGGAGGTCTAAGCTATGACTAAAGCAAGAACACTAGCCGACTTTGTCTCAAGTGGTAATCCACTAGCTGACGGTACTATCTCAGTATCTGAAGTCGTCGGTGCTGCGCCCTTGGCTAACCCTACGTTTACTGGTGATTTAACAGCCCCTGAGATTGACCTAACAGCAATCGCCACAGACATTTCCGACACAGCCGTAGACGTATTCGTATATCGGACAGCCGATGACAGTGACGGTGGCA